TTACCCAACTTTCTTATGGGGCATACATGGGACACTTTCAGATAGTCTTTTGTTAAGGAGTTCTATCTGTTCGTGATTGTTGTCTTTCATCCATGCTCCGTAAACATTGAATACCATTTGTGCGTTTGTGTGGCCCATCTGGCTTGCGATAAAACTAGGATTAGCTCCTGCGGCAAGTGACCAGCATGCATAAGTATGCCTGGATTGGTACGATTTTCTGTGTCTCAGACCTGCGCGTTTTAAGATACTTGTCCATGACTCCCTGATGGAGTCAACCTTGTAGTGAGGTCCGGACAACTGCTGCTGTTTTGTTACCTGAGGACTAAAAACAAAAGTGCATTTATGCACAGCAGTTCTCCCATATTCCCTCTGCTTCACCTCTACAGAATGTTGCTTTCCAAGCATGGTCATTTCCGCCTGGCTTTTAAGAGCATCAATAGCTGGTTGAACCAGATGAATTGTCCTTCCGGTGCCTGCATCGGTTTTTGGTGGAGTGAATTCGCCAAGTTTTGTATAATTTCTACGGATGGTTATAGTCCTTGCTTTAAGGTCTATATCTTCCCATGCCAGCGATACCAACTCCCCGTGACGAATACCCGTGTATACAGCGAGAATCCACAGGTTTTTTGTTTGTTGATGACGGCAAGCCTCAATAAAACGAATAAATTCGTCACGGGTGAGAGGATCTGGTTTTACCTTGGACTTTTTTAAGGGAGCCAGACCGTTAAATGGGTTTCCTGAGGTATAACCATTATCTGTTGCAAATTGAAACATTCCAGCTATGGTTGTCATATAGTAGTTTACCGTGACCACTGAGCGCCCTTTTATGGAAGAAGTCTTTCCATTAGAAAGCTTTTGGTAACCGGTCAACAAATCTCTCCTTACGAAAAGTAAATCCTCTTTTGTTATGGATGAAACCAGTTTTTTTTCACCTAACATTGGTAACATGTTTTTAATTACTGACTGGTAACGGTTAAGTGCATTCGCACAAATCTCAATTTTCTTAAGGTCCAACCATTTTTCCGAAAGTGCCTTAACGGTTATCTCTCTTTTTCCCAGACCAAAGTGTTTCAGGTTAGGGGAATTAGGGAACTGCGCGGCGTAGTCGAAACTCCCCATTCTGATTGCAAAACAAACGGAAGTGCGAAGTTCACCAGCGATCTTCCGGTTTTTGGCTGTGTCAGGAACACCGAGGTTTTCTCTGACACGTTTGCCATTATAGTGAAACCATATACGGAGTGATCCTCCATGGTTTTCAACGCCTGTCGGGTATGATGCGTTACTCATTAAACCTCCCAGACGTCCAGGAGCATTAACAGGTTAACCGGAACTTGCATTTTTGGCACCTGGTTGTTTCTGGTTTTCGATCCATCGCATAATTTCTTCGATGTTGTACAGGCATTCACTGTAGTGCCCCGGATCACCTTCTACAGCGTAATGGCGGTATTCTTTTCCCTGCATCCATGACTTTCTTCTTGCCCGCTCAATGGTGCCAGGCTTTAGCCCTGTTGATGCAATAAGGACTCTCTCCGTACACCATTTGCTGGGGGTTATCTGATAGATGATTGTCTGCATGCCAACCTCATAAAACTTTCATCCACGGCAGTGGCACCACACTTCAAACATTCGCTTCACAACTTCACGACAGTAGAAACCGTCAACATCTCGCGTCAGATCATAGCGATTGCCGTAACGCTGGTGGACCCATCGTTCAAATGCTTTATTCATTGTTTACTTCCTTTTCATGGCTCGTAATTTTTTCAGGTGCTTTTCCTGCTCAGTGTCCGCGAGAATTTTGCGGTACTCCTGGTGGTCAATATGTTCGAACAGGCAGTTTAACTCACCAATGCGTACCCGCCCGGATCGTCCGTCCATCCGTCGAAAGAACACTGAGTGCTCAGTGATGCGAGTAATCACCACGGGGTATCCAGCTCTGTCCGTGTATATCTGACCGCGTTGAATCAAAGCGAACATGTGGTTATCCCCATCGACAAATCGAGAACACAACAAACGCTGCTGCGAAGACCACCCCCAGAGTTACGATTGCATCAGGCCAGCTCATTGATTCACCTCCTGCCTGTCGTCCGGCATTCGCTCACTACAGCTTATCCAACCATCCGGAGTTACCGGAACTTGTGGAATGGCTGTCTGCTCTCGAACGTCATTAGGCGCTATAGGTTCTGCTGCCAACTGACTGGCATATTTGTTAATGGTAACGATAAGCTCTTGCTCAGCCTCATCCAGACAATCACCGATACCTCGCCTGTCACCGTCAAAATCATCGAAATCGGCACGAATCCTGGCAACCTTCAGGATTGCGGACAACACCTCACTAGGAATTGCCGGATAGTTGGTTGACGTTTCCGCGATTTCCCGAAAATTATTGGTTGACGAATTCTTGTTTTCCCGAAAGTTTCCGGACTGAAGCATGGCGGCGCGGCAGGCGTTCCATATTTCGGCAGCAATATCGCGCTCGCTATCGGTTAATTTGTACGTTGAAACATAGCCAGAGAGCATTTCTACGTTTTCCGGAGTTGCTTCTTCAGGCACTACCGGTGCTGGAGGGGCGGCGTAAATGCCCTCTATCACTAAATGTTTGCGCTCAAAATCATCTGGCTCTCGATGATATACGTAACTCCAATCACCAAGGTTATCATTGCGCCTGCAACGGAAACCTATCGGCTCTGCTTCCAGCGATGCCAGAGCAATTCGTGCCAGTTCTTCCGCTTCTTCTGCTGGCAGTACAACGTTGCTACCAGGTCCGTATGTTTCGCGCCACTGCCTGATTGTCAGCAGTCGCTCTTTGGTAATAGTGGTCATGTGTTAGTCCTTATCCTGCTGTACTTTCAACTGATGAGGGGAATAAAATCTTTTCATCAAATCCGGCATTCATATCATGAACAGCAACACACCAATCCATTGACGAACGATTATCAAGAGCCTCCATGATTTCATCCATGCGGCGCAGGTCATACAGGTAAATGCTTTTATCGCCAATGGTGTAAAAACCAATTTTTTTCGGTGATGGGCAGCGATCAAGAACGTCCTGTAATTCGCTCAACCATGCTTGTTCTTTTTTTGTCAAAGTTGCCATATCACTCTCCTTTGATGCGAATGTCAGCGACGCGTAATGCGTGTTCTAGGTCAATCAGGTAAAGCCAACTGCCATTTTCTTTAGGTATCATGACTTGTCGCTCATCTGCATTTATCGGGTGTCCATATCGAAGGTCGTAGCGAGTCGGTAATTGAACTTCCCGCGCTTCCAGTTCAGCAATACGCTTGCACCCATCAGAGATAACTCCCTCGTAATACTCGCGCTGCTCGTTGAGTTTTGATTTTGCTGCTTCAAGCTCAACGCGCAGCTTCCCAACCGTAAGCGCAATATCCTCGTTCTCCTGGTCGCGGCGTTTGATGTATTGCTGGTTTCTTTCCCGTTCATCCAGTAGTGCCAGCACGGTTTCTGGTCCGGTCAGAAATTTGAAGGCATTGAGCGCATCAATATCCACACCGTAATCTTTAAGTTCCTGTTCACTTAACAAATCATCATCAGCTGGCAACATTAACAGGCGTTCCATTGCTGGAATTGCACGTTCTGCCGCCTCACGCAGTACCTGATAGTTAATGTTGCTCACTGGTTGCCTCCTTTACGGATCTGCGCTGCGATGCACGAAAAAAAAGACTTTCGCGTATGACTGTTAAGAGCTGGCGCGAACGCCGCGTTAAGAACGGCAGTATCACAGCCGTCATCGATATAGAGCGCAATTTTTTTCTCCAGGCGTGCTTTGGCTTCCTGCAACTGCATACCCCGGCACGCACGCGGGATATACTCAGCAATTTGAGCGATAGATTTTTCGTTCTGTTTAAACATGCTTCACCTCGATAGGCTTGATGGTATCGATCAGCAGTCGGCGGCGAGTATTTTCTGCAAAGTGGCGGCGTCCGGTTTCTTTGTGGTAAAACTCGTTTTTTCCGACGACCCACATCCGCTTTGTCTGGTGCAGTTTTTTTACCTGCGGACCGTCTCGGGTGATAACAATTCCTGTATGAGTTTTTATCACGCTCATTTTTTATTCTTCGGTGCTTTCGGCATTACTGCCCAGTGAGTGATATTGACGTTTTCAAGGTCCCCGACCTGAAATGTCCACAGCCATTCTCCGGTTTCTTTTTGTCCCCAGGTGTACCAGAGAGAACGCCAGCCAATTAGCCAGCCTTCTCCGTTAGCATCAAATAACAGAACACTTTCATTTGCTGGCGGCAGTTCAGCTGACACTGGTATTATTTTGTTTTCCAGTGCCGCACATTTAGCTTCAAGCGCATCGAATTTACGTACCAGGTACTCAGCATTTGTTTCATTCACTTTCAGATCTCGTGGTACACATTTCCCGCGAAGAAACCCTTCCATTTCGAAAACATTCATGCGCATTTGCGTAACTCCGATAACTCGTTAAAACGTTCCATAAACATCCCGTAGGCATGGCTCGGAGCCAGTGGAATAACTTTGAACATTTCTGTTGCCGGGATACCTTCCAGTACTGGCCAGAAAGAGCCATCATCAAGCCCGAGATCGCGGCGTTCGGTTGCCAGCATGATGAGATCGGCATATTTCACAGGCGTGCTCATAACCGGGGGTAACCCGTATTTCTCACGGATTACGGCGTCTATTTTTTCTTCCATCCGTTTATAGTCAGGAAGAAGGCGTTTCAGTGGAGCGGGAATATCCTGGCAATACGCTTCTGTTGCATCATGCATTAACGCTTCAAAAGCAAATTCCTGCGGCACCAGCTGGCTGCAAAGCACCGCATGCTGGGCGACACTGTAGAAGTGTGAAAGATGTCCTGCAAAGCGACAGATATTTGAAAGGGAAACCGCGATATCGTTAATCACGATGTCGTCTTTATTTATCTTGTCATAATAAAAATGCTTCCCGGAAAAAGTTTTAATAAATGACATTTCGTTCTCCACTTTATATGCGCTGCACCGCGCTGAATTCGGGTAAAAGGAATCCCGCACCATCCGGCGATTATTGAGTTAATTACGTTTCCATAAATGCCCCCGCAGGGGCATTTGCAGTAATGAAATCAGGCGGTGAAAGTACCAATAAAGGTTTCTACTTTGCTGTCTTTGAATTTTTCAACAAGCAGATCACGAAATTCGTTAGCCATTTCTTCCTGCACTGCTTCCAGCTGAATAATGCGCAGAACCAGTACAGGGCGATCACCAGTGATAATGCTGAGGCGTAATTTAAACGGACGTTCTTTCAGGCCTTCAAACGGAACGCATTTAAACTCAAATGCTACTGGCATAATGTCTTTGGTTTTCGCTTCGACAGACTCCATCAAAGAGCGTTTGCCGCTGAAGTCATTATCTTCAAAATCAGCGGTCTGGTTTGCTTCAATCGTGATTTTACGGACTGCCGCAGCCGCTTTTGTTGCCTTAATAGCGTCACCATTAGCATCAAAGCCCACAAGATAGTCGGCCCAGTCTTCAATCCATTCTGCCAGTGACTTCTGGGAGTTACGCTCGCCATTAACAGACAGCAGGGCAGAGAACGGTGCTGTCTTTTTCAGTTTGAGAGTGGCGGTGTTATCTGCGTGACCTGGTTCATCAATAGTACCCAGGTTAAGCACACTGATGGCTCGCATATTATCGGCATCGATAAAGCAGCGGGTGCCTTCATCTGCAAGATCTTTAGAATAACGGGTAAAGTCATCGATGCTGGCAGTGGAAAGCGCACCACGGAAACGGAAGCGATTTAAATTAAATTTTTCCAGATCATGAATGCGGAAATTCTCAGGCAATGCCACAGCATCGGCACCAATCTTACTGATAATTTCATTAACACCCTGAGCAGAAATAAGGGCATGGATTTGATTAATTGCGGTTGCGTCTAAGTTCTGAGACATAATAAGTCCTCACTATATTAAGATATTCAGTGATGAGATAAATAATCAGTTAATTAAGAACGATATTAATGACCTGCTGCGCGGAGTTTTCCGTCAGGCTCACCGGCAAGAGTCAGTAATTGTCCCTGGTCTTCCTGCAGAATAGTCAGGCGACCACCGCGATTGACATACATCGGCGTTTCGGTGGTGTCTTCTTCAGAAATTTTCCCGCGGTTAGTCGGGCGAACATATGAGAGTTTGTGTTTGATTTTCACACGGTTCTCATCAAACGGTTCGATTTCCAGGTTGAGCGAGACCTTACCTTTGGTTTTCGTGTTCATCACACCGGAAGCGACTTCACTGAGAACTGCGCCGATTTTGGTTTCAAATACGCCGCCGTCCAGCTCCCCGATAAATGCCTGCACATCAGTACTGCGTTCGCTAGCCATTTTGCTGCTCCTCATCATATCGACCCTGCAAGGTCGGTTGGTTTCTCCACAAAACAGAGAAGAACACCTGCGGTGGCAGCCGCCCGGATGGATTGGGTTATGAGCCCGTCGTCCGGTGATGCTCTTCTCTGTTTTGTAAAAAGAGCGGTACCAGCCGGAAGCAAGTGTACAAACTGGTACCGCCAAAGCAGTGGCTGTTGTGGTGCCGGGTGCCTCCCGGTGCCTGGCGAAGGTTGCACACCAGGCGGGTGGGTATCCACAGAAGGTCGACTGTCAGCCTCAACCTTAACCCGCGTGCGCTGAGCCGCATTCACCACAACGCTAAGGATTCTCTCTGGTTGAAAATACTTAGCTGTTATGTGCCTGCTTTTAGCCACATCAGGCGAGGTGGACCTGGTTATTCCCCAACAACAAGGATTCGGTTAATCTTGATACCCCCAATAACATGGTGATTATTTAAGATGGACAAATTTGATAGAAGTGCACAAAGGCAGTTGTTACAAATACTGTATGATGCTCATCCTTATGAAATTTCTGATGATGCGTTGCAGTCTGTTCGTGACGCATTTGGAGATGATAATGTCCTAATTTCGAACTTAATTTATCTCGAAGAACATGGCTTGATTAAGAATGCTCTTGATTATTACTTGGATGGCATAAATATAAATATTCCTGAATTAAGAATTACTAAAGATGGAATTGATTTCATTCGTGATGATGGAGGTCTTAAAGCTATTCTTGGGATTATGACAATAAGATTGCATGATGAGACTCTCTGTGAACTTGAACGTATCATCAATAGTTCTACTTCTGCCACGACTGAAGATAAGAAGAAATTACTCTCTCAGCTTCGAACGCTTCCTGCCGACGCCATAAAACAGCTGACGATTCGATTACTTGGTCAGGGGCTTGACCATCTGCCGGACGTATTTCACGTAATTCAAAAAGCCCTCCATTCTCTGTAAATTCTGATTCTGGTCGGATTAGACAGAATCGTCCCCATCCGACCTGCTTACTAAGTAGAATCCAGAATTCGTCTTGTTGGTTGGTGCTGATAAAAAATCCATTAGGATGAACGTAAGCACAGAATATGACCATAGAACCCTCTTTTGTTACGGGGATACCAAGATTGTTAAAGAGCTAAGCGTCCTGTAGGGCGCTTTTTTGTTGCTAACGAATCATCCTGGACTTCATATGCCCCGGGCGGCTACTTCGTGGGCGTCCTGCCTGTTCGTTATCTTTGATATAAAATCTAACTTAACTTAGTTTTGATGGCAAGAGAAAACACCAAACTTTTCTTAGTTCGGTGTTTTGGTTAGAGAAAAGGGGGGCTAGAGTTCGTATTGAACTCCTTTGACTACACCAATGATGAGGCAATTACCATTGATCGGGATGTTGGGGTACCGGGGATTTAATGGCACTAAAAACTTTTGAGGGCCATCGATAACTAATTTTTTTACTGTGGCTTCGTTTGTTCCATCAAGTCTAGCGATGACTATTTTTCCATGCCGGGGTTCTGCATCAGGATCTACAATCACTGTTGCGCCTTCTGGTATTGTTGGGAGGCCGTTAGGGTTAGTCATGGAGTCGCCTTTAACCTCCAATGCAAATGAGTTATCACCAATCTTTAATGATGTATCTACCCACTTGTCTACTTCACTAAACACTTCTGCTGTCCTGCACTCAGTAAACTGCCCAGCCTGAACCCACGAGATTACAGGAACTCTGCGCATGTTTGTGACGAGTTTGCCTTCAAACTCCGCACCATAAAGAATGTAATCTATTGACGTATTGAAGAACTTCGCTAATTTTGAAAGTGCTTCCCCACCAGGGACATTGATGTCTTTCTCCCAGTACCCCACAGCAACGTCACTTACTCCACAAAATTTACCCAATTCTTTCTGGGACGTTCTGGTAACTCTTCTCAGAGCTTTTATACGCTGACCAACCGTTTCCATAGGAGCACCATTTCTTTAATTACTAAGTAATCTTAGTTTTTATTGACCTAAGATAGATTGATAATTAACATCTAATAAAACTTAGTTTGGAGGGCATATGACGACTGACGATATCGAAAGCTACTTCGGCAGCATTGAGAAAGTTGCTGCTTTTTTCGGCATAACAACTGAAGCCGTTTATCAGTGGCGAAACCGTCCTGGCCAGTTAATTCCAAAAGGACGTGCAGCAGAGGCTGCATATAGAACTTGCGGACGGTTGCCATTTAAACCTGAGCTTTATGAAAAATCTAATGGATAAATCGATTTACAGAAACCACAGATATGAGGGCTTAAACGTGGGTAAAGAACCTGAATGGAAAGTTGATAAGCAACCAGCATGGCTGGTGGCAGCAATACGAAGAACGATTGCTGATTTACCTCATGGCTATGAGGAAGCAGCAGAAATTCTTGGTTTGTATAAATCTGATGATATCACCCCAGCAAAAGATCAATTGCATAACAGACTGCGTAGCGGTGGGGATCAAATTTTTCCACTTGAGTGGGCCATGGTTTTACAGGATGCCAGTGGTACCAGGCATGTAACGGATGCAATAGCCCGTCGTAGTAATGGGGTGTTTGTGCCGCTGGTGGTCATTGATGACATTGACAATGGTGACATTAATCAGCGGCTGATGGAGTCAATAGAATGGATTGGCAAGCATTCCCAGTACTTACGCAAGGCAACTGCTGATGGAGTTATTGACCAAGCTGAGCGTGAGCAAATCGAAGAGAACAGCTACCAAGTAATGGCGAAGTGGCAGGAGCATTTAACACTGTTATTTCGTGTTTTTTGTGCGCCGGAAAAGAGTAACGCCCGCGAGTGTGCAGCTCCGGGCGTCGTGGCGTCGATTGCTTCTGGTTGTGGAGAAACTAACGCATGAACAGTTTAACAACACACTACCGTCGCTCGCAACTGATTGCGCTTCCTGTACCGGGTGGAAAAGCGAAGGTGGAATATTGCTATGCAGTGAATGTACCAGGTGACAGGGAAATTGTAACCCACAGCTTTGCTGAGTGGGCTGTGGGTGATTTCAACCGGCAGAAGGAGACAGTCCTTTGCGACAAGTTAACCGCTGGTTCAAAGATCACTACGGAGTGCCCGTCAGAGTCATTCGTTGGGAGCCGGAAACACAACGGGTTATCTACCTCCGTGAAGGCTATGAACATGAATGCTTCAGCCCGCTTGAGCATTTCAGGCAAAAGTTCAGGGAGATAAGGGACGATCATGAGCAAACCAGTAATGATTGATTCTGATAATTCTGGGCGTTATATTGTTCTGGCAGCGGCAAAATCCGTTGCCGGGATTGGCGTCCTGAAATTGATTACTGAGCATAACCGCGCTCATGCGGTTTTTTCGTGTCATGAGCATTGCTACGCCCAAATTATGGTGGGGCGTACAGGGCCGACTTCGGTCGGGCCGGGTTCGGTAGTCTCCGGTAACGCCAACCCTGTACGTCTCACCACCTCTGTGATTGGCGTCCCATGTGGTGAGTTTTCTAAAAAACTGACTACCGGGGCTGTCACTATGACTACTCTCCCAACCCTCTCTCAACCTGAAATTGCCATCGTTGATGGTCAGGCTGTTACATCTTCTTTGGCTGTTGCTGACTTCTTCTCTAAACGTCATGACGATGTTCTGAAAAAGATTCGCATTTTGGATTGTTCTCCAGAGTTTTGTGCCCGCAATTTTGCGGAGACATCAATTTTGGTACGCCAGCCCAACGGCGGTACTCGCAAACTACCTTGCTATCAAATAACCCGCGATGGCTTTGCGTTTCTTGCTATGGGTTTCACGGGTAAACGTGCTGCCCAGTTCAAAGAGGCATACATCAATGCCTTTAACCAGATGGAACAGGCGCTGATCGGAAAGGTTGATACTTCATGTGTCGCGCACAATGCCCACGTTGTTTACCTCTACATGGCTGAAATTCACCGCGTTTGGTTAGAACAACTTTATCCGATGCTGGTTTCAGTTCAGTCTCCGCTGGCTTCATCGCTCTACGACTACATCAACGATGGTGTATTCGTTGCCGGGCTGGTGGACTCGGAACTGAACGAAAAGCATAAGGAGGTGCGTAAGTGAGCACCAAATTAACCGGCTATGTATGGGATGGTTGCGCAGCGTCAGGCATGAAATTATCCAGTGTGGCAATTATGGCCCGTCTGGCTGATTTCAGTAATGACGAGGGTGTGTGCTGGCCATCAATTGAAACCATTGCCCGCCAGATTGGCGCGGGGATGAGTACCGTCAGAACGGCTATCGCACGGCTGGAAGCAGAAGGCTGGTTAACGCGTAAGGCGCGTCGCCAGGGTAACCGCAATGCGTCGAATGTTTATCAGCTTAACGTTGCGAAGCTTCAGGCTGCGGCATTTTCTCAACTGTCAGATTCTGACCCGTCAAAATCTGACGCATCAAAATCTGACCCGTCAAAATTTGATGCGTCGAAATCTGGCAAAAAAGCGTGTTTTCACCCGTCAGAATCTGGCGGGGATCCGTCAGTAAAATCAAAACATGATCCGTCAGATAAAAAACCTTCTCGTCCGGACGCTTTGCAACCGGACACGCAGACGGCTGAACAGGATTTTTTAACTCGCCATCCTGATGCGGTTGTATTCAGCCCTAAAAAGCGCCAGTGGGGAACGCAGGATGATTTGACCTGCGCACAGTGGCTCTGGAAAAAAATCATCGCCCTGTACGAGCAGGCCGCCGAATGTGACGGCGAGGTGGTTCGTCCCAAAGAACCGAACTGGACAGCATGGGCAAACGAAATTCGCCTGATGTGTGTGCAGGATGGTCGTACTCACAAACAAATCTGCGAGATGTACAGCCGCGTCAGCCGTGATCCGTTCTGGTGCCGTAACGTGCTCAGCCCGTCGAAGTTGCGGGAAAAATGGGATGAGCTTTCCCTGCGCTTATCGCCGTCCGTCAGCACGCACACAGAAAAACGTGAGGACCCGTACTTCAAAGCCAGTTACGACAACGTGGACTACAGCCAGATCCCGGAAGGATTCAGGGGGTGATCATGAGTCTTTTGAATGAAGTTCAGAAATTCATTGAAGCCCATCCGGGCTGTACTTCCGGAGACATTGCGGATGCTTTTGCAGGTTACTCACGGCAGCGCGTACTGCAGTCAGCAAGCAAGTTACGTCAGAGTGGGCGTGTGGCTCACCGTTGTGAAGGGAAAACACGCAGACATTTCCCACACCAGGCTGAGATATCGCAGGAGGAGAAACTGCAACCTGTTCTTGAAACCATACCTGTGAGCAATTTCTATGTCGGCACTAACGACCCCTGGGTGATTTTGTGCCTGACCCGTCAGGCTGAAGAACTGGAGTCCAGGGGCTTATACCGTCGTGCTGCAACGGTGTGGATGGCGGCATTCCGTGAAAGCCACTCCCAGCAAGAGCGAAACAATTTTCTTGCGCGTCGTGAGCGGTGTTTACGGAAAAGCAGCAAGCGCGCTGTATCGGGTGAAGAGTGGTATCTGTCAGGGAATTACGTGGGGGCTTAATGACGACGTTAACTCAATGCCAGCAGCAGGTGCTGGATATGCTGATTTCTTACCAGAAAGAACGTGGCTTCCCGCCAACCAATCAGGAGGTGGCTACCATGCTGGGATACCGTTCAGTGAATGCAGCGGTGGAGCATCTTCGCGCACTGGAGAAAAAAGGCGTCATCACGATAAAGCGTGGCGTGGCCCGGGGCATCACGCTTCATACCGCGGTGAAGGACGACGACAGCGAGGTGGCCGGGATTATCCGCGCACTGCTTGCTGGTGAGGAAAACGCCAGGCTGCGTGCAGCCCACTGGTTACATGAGAGGGGGCTGAAAGTATGAAGCTGATTCTGCCTTTTCCACCCAGCGTGAACACCTACTGGCGACACCCCAACAAAGGGGCATTTGCTGGTAAGAGCCTGATAAGCGCGGCGGGGCGAAAATTCCAGAGTGCGGCGTGCACAGCAATAGTTGAGCAGTTACGTCGTCTGCCGAAACCAACGTCGGCACCTGCTTCAGTGGAGATCGTGTTGTTTCCTCCGGATAACCGGATCCGCGATCTGGACAACTATAACAAGGCGCTGTTTGACGCCCTGACCCACGCGGGTGTGTGGGAAGACGACAGCCAGGTGAAAAGAATGCTGGTGGAGTGGGGACCGGTTATCCCGGAAGGGAAGGTCGAGATCACTATCAGTAAGTACGAGAAAACGGCGGGTGCAGCCGCCTGATCAAGAGGAGAAACGAAGTATGAATAATCTGATGGTCATTGATGGTATTGAAGTTCGTCGTGATGCTTATGGGCGTTACAGCCTGAACGATCTGCATCGGGCTGCTGTTGCATCTGGTGCAAATGCCAGAACTAAGGAGCCGGGAAAGTTTCTTTCCAGCCAACAGATTACTGAGCTGGTTCAGGAATTGATCGATACCCAAAATTTGGGTGTCGGTTCATTCAATGAAACTACCCAAAATTTGGGTAGTAAACCAGTAAGTAAAATAGAAGGGCGGAATGGAGGAACGTATGTCTGCAATGAACTGGTGTATGCCTATGCAATGTGGATCAGCCCGTCATTCCATCTGAAGGTGATCCGTACTTTCGATATGGTAACCAGCACACCGGAAAAATTATCCGGGCAGGCTGCTGACAAGATGCAGGCTGGCGTGATCCTGCTGGACTTTATGCGCCGGGAATTAAACCTGTCTAACTCATCAGTGCTTGGAGCCTGTCAGAAGCTTCAGGAGGCTGTTGGCTTACCGAATCTGGCACCGCGCTATGCCATTGATGCTCCTGCTGACGCGCCTGATGGCTCAAGTCGCCCCACGCTGTCGCTGAGTGCACTGCTGAAACAGTATGGTATCCGCCTGACGGCTAATCAGGCATATCACCAGATGGTGAAGCTGGGGATCGTTGAACAACGCGAACGATACAGCCGTACCGCGATTAACAACATCAAAAAATTCTGGTCGCTGACGGCGAAAGGCTGCATGTTCGGCAAGAACATCACCAGTCCTGCAAATCCGCGCGAGACGCAGCCGCATTTCTTCGAATCCCGATTTCCTGAGCTGTTAAAGCTGCTCGATACCGTTCATTGAGGTGACTGTGAGAGCACTACTGACCCCTGAAATTGCCCCGCGTATGGGGATCGTATTGTTCAGGCCAGGTTCAGAGCTGATGCCCCTGTTTATGCAGGGGCGTGTCCTGCTGGAGCCTGAGCCGGAGCGTTATTCATCTTTCGCCAGTGGTGCCGTTCCGGCGGCATCACAACCGCTGGCGGATGATCCTGCCGTTCGGGCCGTGTTCCGCAATGAGGCAGTGATCCGTCGTGCTGGTGGCGTGGAATGTCTTGAAAGCTGGTTACTTCGTGAAAAAGGCTGCCAGTGGCCTCATTCCGACTGGCACAGCGAGAACATGACCACAATGCGGCACGCTCCGGGCGCAATCCGTCTGTGCTGGCACTGCGATAACCAGTTGCGCGATCAGTTCACGGAACGGCTGGAATCAATGGCAACGGATAACTGTGCCCGCTGGGTGTTATCTGTTGTGCGCCGTGATCTCGGTTTTGATGACAGTCACGTTGTGACAATGCCGGAACTGTGCTGGTGGCTGATTCGTAATGACCTGGCGGATGCCTTACCGGAAAGTGCAGCCCGTAAGGCACTGAGATTACCGAAGCCTGTTGTGCCGTCTGTCACCCGGGAGAGTGACCTTGTTCCTTCGGTTCCTGCCACCAGCATTATCCAGGATAAAGCGAAAAAGGTGCTGGCGCTGAAAGTGGATCCGGAGTCGCCGGAGTCTTTTATGTTACGCCCAAAACGTCGCCGCTGGGTTAATGAAAAGTACACGCGCTGGGTTAAGACACAGCCGTGTGCATGTTGTGGAAAGCCAGCTGATGATCCCCACCACCTGATAGGCCACGGTCAGGGGGGAATGGGTACAAAAGCGCATGACCTCTTTGTGTTGCCTTTGTGCAGAAAGCATCACGACGAGCTGCATGCGGATACCGTGGCATTTGAAGAGAAGTATGGCTCCCAGCTGGAGCTGATATTTCGTTTTATCGATCGTGCGCTGGCAATTGGCGTGCTGGCCTGATTTTGTGGAGAAAGTTGATGCGTGATATTCAGATGGTTCTTGAACGCTGGGGGGCATGGGCTGCAAGTGGTAACACCGGGGTGGACTATTCTCCGATCGCTGCCGGATTCAAAGGACTTTTACCATCTGCCACTAAACCACGTCCGGCCTGCTGCGATGATGACGGACTTATCATTGAAAACTGTCTTGCTCGTCTGAAGCAGAAAAAACCTGAGGAGTATTCGCTTCTCATTGCTCATTATTTGTTGCGAATATCAAAAAGACAGATAGCCAGGACGAGAAAGAAAAGCGAAAAAGCAATACGAATTGAGATGCAGATAGCCGAAGGGTTTATTGACGGATGTTTGTCTGTGCTGGGGGTAAGACTGGAGATGGACGACTGGCTGCTAAAAAAGTAA